TATGCACGCGCCAGAAAGACGCGCAAGGCAAGACAGGTTTAAGAGGATTTATGAAAAAGCACCAATTTAGCCACACCGTCGTAGAACATCACAAGGATGGTTCGAGCACCATTCACCACGTTAACGATAAGCATGGTTACGTTCACAACACGCCCGTGCGCGACGGCGACGTGCGCGGTGCGGCAGGCAATCACGATGAAATGCTTGACCACATGATTGACCACACCGGAATGCCGAACGACGGCGAAGACAAGGATGAAGAAGGAAAGGCATTGGTAGCAGGTCCGGCAGCGCAGGCGCTAGCAGCAGGACAGCAGCAAGGGGCCTAAAATGGCTAAAGCAAAGAACCCATCACTCTATCGTGCAATGAGAACTCTGCGCAAGGGTGGATTGCACCGCGCTCTCGGCATTCCTCAAGATGAAACAATTCCGGCTGACCGCTTGGAGAAGGCAAAGAATTCTTCGAACTCTCACATTGCACACATGGCAAACTTCGCACACACAATGAAAGGATTTAAGCATTAAATGAAATTCACCAAGGTCTATGATTTCTTCGGCGGCTTTGGCGAGTTTGTTGTCGTCATTTCTTTGCTCGCGGCAATCGTTCTCGCGGCTACCAATCACTTGACAGGTTCATTTGCCTGTACGCTAACATCAATAGGTGGTTTCGGTGTCATCCACGACCAATTGACGGGTTATCAGGATGCTCGAAAAGATTCGAAAGTAGACGGCATGGAAGGCCGAACACAGTAACACGTCTTCCGCTGAACTCTGGGTAGTTATAACATGAAATTTAAGAAGCGTTTTCTTAGCGCGGCGTTAGCAGTTGCGATGTCCGTGTGTACTCCTGTAGCGCGTCCCGAACTATCAAGTTCTCATCAAGCCCTCTCAAGGGCAACGTTTGCTTTTTATGGACAGCTTGACCAAGAACGCCACTTTCTTTGCACCGCCGAGGCTTATGAGTGGTCTAAAGAAGACGGATACAAACTCATCACGGCTGGTCACTGTGTAACGGGCGAAGGCTTACCGGATGGTTTGAAATTTTATGTTGCGGAAGATGCCTCGACCAATCCAGATTTGATGCCAGTTACGGTTTTGAAAGCGGAGAATAGTGATGCTTTCGATTTTGCGATTTTGTCTTTGAAGACAGACCGCATTTACCCAATTATGCATTTGGTACCACAAGGGCGTCAACTTTCTGAACTTGAATCTCTCGTTGTCAACGTGAATTTTAGCCTCGGTCTCGTCAAAGAGATTGTTTTTGGCCGAGTTGCTAGCGAAATTATTCCGAACGAAGGTGCCGAAGGTGATTGCAAGGTTTGCAAAGGTCGCTTTATGGTCAACATCGACAATGGTCCGGGAGCAAGCGGTTCTGCCATCGTTGATGAAGGTTCTAAGGAAGTAATTGGATTAACCGAAGCAGGGAGTTCTCGTTTGTCGGGTATAACGATTTGTATACCCATTTCAAAATTTTGGGAATGGCAAAACAGACACGAGACTTTACCAAGACAGGAAAAGTAAGAATTATGAAGCTCGTTGCGTTCTTTATTCGACACGGGGAAACCGACCTCAATAAGTCCGACTCCTTTCGCGGGGACATTGATATCCCGCTGAATGAAGAGGGCCAGAAGCAGGCGGAAGAAATCCCACACTATCTGGCTGCATACAAACTGAGTTCCTTGTTTCACAGCGGAATGCAACGTACAGCGCAGACACTAGAACCTCTAGCAGAAGCTAAGGGTCTCCCATCAAAGAAGATGGAGAATCTTGATAGCTTGGACACCGGGAATTTTGCGGGTCTTCCTAAAACGGAAGAGAACCGCAAGAAGTTGGAGCACTATCGAAAGAACCCGGAAGAGACAATTCCGGGAGGCGAAAGCGTTCAGGAATTTCGCGACCGCATTGACCCGCTAATTTTCAACATCATCAAGTTAGGTGAGGAGAGTGGGGCACCATCAGCCGCATGTGTTCACGGCTCTGTTATTCGTGAAATTTCTCGTCTCTTCGATGAAAGTTATGACAGTTTGAAAGTGGACCCGGGCGGCATCATCGGAGTCTTCAAGACTCAGGATGGCTACGAGGTTCAACCGCTTGTGAAAGAAAACAACGAACAAGAAGATATGGACGCGCCGGGAAGTTAATAGCAGTACCGCACCCGCGCAAATAGAAGTAATCAATAGAGGGTTAGACCGTGGGACTTACGCCAGCGCAGAGACAAGCTAGAAGTCGAGCAAAGAAGGCAGGTCTTCCGCTGCCCTTTGACCCGGCAGAAATGAAGCAACAACAAACGGCACATGAGGAGAAGGAAGCTGGGTTGATTCGGCTTTTAGAAGAGTGCGCTCAGTTTGATAAAACTGGAAAAAGATTCAAGAGCGAAGTCCGCAGTTGCACAAAGTTGGCGCGTCTTTACTACGGTCAGCCTGAAACAGGAGACGTAGACGAAGACGACGATGACGAGACCAGCAGTAGCACGAAGAGCAAAAAACCGAAAGGGCCGAAACCACCTAACCCTTCCGAAGCGCGCATTCGAATTCAGAACACCGCTATTGACCCTACCGAGAAAGGAAAGGGAAAGCGTCGTCGTTCTCTCGAAAATGTAACGTACGAACTTGATGACGTTGTAGGTTTTTCGCGTTGGCTTGAGTTGCGTGATAGAGCACGAAAGGACTTGTTTTGGCTTGGTCGTGTGGTTGGTAACGGTCTATATAATGACGTTCATCGAGCCATCTGCAATCAATTTGTGCAAAAGAATTTTGGTGGTGAATGGCTGCTTCCAGATGGGACATTTGACCCCGCTCGTCCGGCTGTAGAGTCGATGTATTTCGAAGGCTACACGTTAGACGACTTTCATGCCATGATTCAATCTCATCACTATTTAAGTGAAGAGGGTGAAGTGAATCCGTGGGGGCGTTTGGTCGAGATGATGTTGCTCGATTCTCGCGGATTTTACAAGAGCACCATTAACGGTGTGGATTCATTGCAATGGCTGTTGAACTGCCCGGATATTCGCATTCTCATTATCACGGGTGAGTATAAGCTGGCTCTCAAATTTTTGGGCGGCGTGAAGAAATATTTTAACTTGAATGAAGGTGAACAGCCTTCTACTCTTCACTTGCTGTTTCCTGAGTACGTTTTGTACGGCAAAGAGGGAACTACAGATAGTCCGCTTCAATGCCCCGCTCGTTTGTTGAGACAAGACGAACCCTCTCTTTGGGTTAACTCGATTGTTGCGAACCTCTCGGGTTGGCACTGCGATATCAAGAAAGGTGACGACATTGTCACTGACGAGAACTCGAACGGCGAAGATGCCCGCGAAAAATTGAAAGAGAAGTATGACGGAAGCGATGACCTCTTAGACCCACATGGGTTTATGGACCACATCGGTACCCGCTACTTTACTAATGATTGGTATGGTATGCGTCTGTCTCCAGATAAAGAGACAGGCGAAGTCGCACCGATTAAGTATTATTGCCGTGGCTGCTGGGTTGTTAAGCCTGAATATGCCGATGTGTCATTGAATAAATTGACCGAGGATATGGTTAATTTGACCTTTCCTCAACGTTGGGGCTTCAACAAACTACGCTCTCTTCTATTGAAGAAGATGGCGGGCACCGGCAGCGACCGAGCATTTCGAAATCAGCAGTTAAATGAACCGACCGACGCCGTAGAAGATAGCGGCTTCAAGATTAGCTTCACTGAGGCTGACCTTCGCGCACACATGTACCAGCGCGAGGCTGCTCCCAAGAACGGAGACATTTTTATCGTTTGGGATTGGGCGCTTTCGGACAAGAAGACTTCTGATTATTCAGTAGGTGTTGTTGCCCGCATGTACCAAAACGATTCAGGTGAGTGGTCATTCGTAATTCTTGAAATTATTTATAGTAAGTGGAAGTACTCAGAATTAGCCTTTCAGATTGTGTCGCTCTCGAAGCGATGGGGTCCGAAGGTTACGATGATTGAGCAATCTAATGCTTACGAGATGTTAAGAGATGAGATTGAACGTGTCGGCCAAAAGTTTGGTTATCGACCGTACATTTATCCGAAGCAGCCATCTCGTCAAGAGAACGCGAAACGCAATAGAATTAAGAGCGTTGAAATTCTTCTTGCAGAGCATCGTTTACACTTTGTGCTTGGACCTTGGATTGATGAAACATTCAAACAGCTTACTCAGTACACGGGCGAGAAGAAGAACAAGGGCCGAAAGGATGATATCCCGGATGCCATATCGTACTTAACGTATATTCTTCCGGTAAGCGCTCGACCGATTGTTGAGAAGACCGACCCAGAAGAGGAAAGAAGATTAGCAGAGGAGCAGGCCAAGCACGCCCGAAAAGAGGCGCATATCAATCAGTATTTTGGCCCACACCTTCAAACGAATACACAAGCAGGACCGACTATTGTAGAAGTCGCGCCGCCAAAGCCGCAGGACCCGAGGATGATAATCTTTGGTAACAAAGGGCCTTGGCGCTTATAAGATTTTGTATGAAACATCAACTTTAGACTGCCCCGCGCCGGGGCACGCGAAGACGCCTTAATCGGTGGCACGCAAGTCAAGGACAGAAGATGAGTGATGTAGATGTAGCAATTTCGAATTTGGAAATAGTGCCAGCGAACGAAATCACGTTGGAAAATACCTACGTTGATTCGAACACTGGGACTATTCAATTCAACGACACCGCTGCGATTAAGCTCGTTCTCGACAACGCAGAACTTGCTGACAATTTTATTAACATCAACCAATGGGCCAGCGGTTGGACGATGTCCGACTTACTGTACCAGTCACCGATGTCCACCAGCGACGGTGGGTCGGGTAGCACCGATGTGGCGAACTCGGCAGTGCCGAAGTTCATGGTTTCAAACCACATCAGTTCCATTATTCCGAAGATTCTAGGCGGCATCTTCTATGAAGACCCGTGCTTCCTACTTCGTCCAAGTCCCGGCACTATGCCGGATGTGATTCAAGCGAAGACCGCGTTGTTTACCTTTCAATTGAAGGCGATGCGTTTCGAGGAAGAAGTTGAGCGCGGATTAGAGCAGATGGCTCTTCTCGGCACAGCTATCTGGAAGTGGGGCTACACCGAGTACGAAAAGACCGAGAAGAAGTATAAGCGTTACGCTCCGAAGGTGAACGCGCCGGACGGCATTGAAGTTGCGCCGATTGACACACCGGATTCGGATGATTTTGAAATTGAGTTTTACAAGAAGACGGTCTCTCATCCGTGGATTAAGTTCTGTGACATCCGTACGGTTCTCGTGGACCCGGGATGCCGCGTTGGTGACATCCGCGCAGCTAAATGGGTTGTTTACCGCGACTATGCGACGTACCAAGACCTTGAGAAGTTGCGTGATGTAGAAGGATACGAAATTCCAGAGGACGACGTTCTTCGCCAGATGTTTGCGAAGGCGACCTCTCCGGGACCAGACAACATTGCAATGACCATCCCGGAAGGGATGATGGGCTACTTGCAGCATGCCAAACCGCGCAGCTACAAGACGAGCGCCGACCCGAACAGAGCGCCGCTCGAACTGCTGGAGTATTGGGACAACGAGAAAGTTATCGTCGTTCTGATTTACAACGGCCACAACATTTTGATTCGTAATGAAGCCAATCCATATAGCAAAATTCCATTCTACTCGGCTAATTGGCGCAATATCCCAGACAGCTTTTATGGGCAGGGATTAGGGCTGTTAATCGGAAGCGAGCAAATTGTCGAGCAAGGTGTAACGAACCTAGCACTTGACCTTCTTGCTTACTGCTTGCAGCCAGTCGCGCTACGCAAGAAAGGTTTCAACGCACCTACACAAAACACGCGTTGGGAACAAGGCGGCATTATCGACGTTGAAGAAGACGTTGAGAAGGCTTTTAAGTTTCTACAAATGCCTCCGGTACCACCGCAAGCCTTTGAGTTCATTCAGCAGTCGCAAGCAGCAGGTGCAGCAACATCGGGCGCGAATGAGCAGGTTGTTCAAGGCGCGGGACACGCGGGCATCAGCACGACGGGTATGAGAAGCGGGACGGGCGCAGCGGCTGTTATTCAAGCCAACGCCAGCCGCCTCGATGGTCCAACCGGGCGATTTGTTCGTCAAGTCTTTGAACCGTGGCTGTATCAGATGGACGACCTTGATAACGATTTGTTGCCGACTAGCGTCATCAAAGACATCCTCGGGGAAAAGATTGGCAACGACTTCAAGATGGACCATATCACTCTTCGCAACGCAAAGGTTGAGTATGAAGTTCTAGCGGGTTCGAGTTTGGGAGCCAAAAAAGAAATGGCTCAAGCTCTCCCAATTATGATTCAGTTGTTGAATAACCCAACGTTTGTTGCTAATGCAAATGATGCTGGATATCAATTCGACGCAGTCGCTATCTTCCAAGCATTTGTGGATGCGGCAGGTTGGAAGTTCAGTCAGTCTTTCTTACGTGCGATGACGCCAGTAGAGAAGCAGAAGCACGAAGCCAACAGCCCAGCAGCTATGCAAGCAGCGCAGTTGCAGAATGCACAGGTCATGCAGAAGCAGAAGTTCGAGCAAGAACAGACTCTTGAAAACCAGAAGCAACTCGGCAAGGCGGGTAATGAAGCCTTCCGCGCTTCTATTGAGAAGTCAACGCAGCCAGAACTAGGGGTCGGCGGCGAGCAGACACAAGGTTTCGGAGCCACAACCGCTTTATAAAAACAATCCGGGGGTCGGGAGAAATCTCGACCCACCGACTAGGATGGCACAATGGCAGAATCAGAAGGCCGCAAAGTGTTAGGTGAGAACCTGACATTCGAAGAGCGTTTATCGCTCGCACAACTCGTGAATCAACCGGGATGGAAAATTCTCGTACGCTTGATGGCTGAATCCTGCCGTCGTGCAACTGAGGAAGTTATCAAATTGGACCCGGGGACGGAGCGTTACGACCAAAGACTTACAGGTTTGCAGACCACAGCCCGTGCAATGAATAAGTTTTCAGTCGAGGTGCTTGATTCCGTTAAGTTGCATCAACGCACCGCAGTACAAGAAGCACAGCAGCGTGAAAATCCGGCGCTTGTCCCAGAGCCGCCGAAGCGTTTTCAATTGCCGATGCCAACAAAATCCCTATCCGAAGGGTAGAAATAAGAATCGAATATAAGGAAATCACATGAGTTCAATCACTCGCGAATCAGTGCTGCTTATGGATTTGAAATCCATTCATGCAGCTATCAAAGACCCAGTTACGTCCAAAGAGATGCAAGCATTTCTTCGTGACCGTGCTGTGGCATCCCACGTTTCGGAATTGATGCTCAACGCACAGAACCGAGAAGAAGCAGTAGACGCGCAGTTAAATCGCGTTGTGCCACCTTCTACGGAACAGCTTGCAGCGGAAGCCGCAGCGATGGCCGCAGTACCAGTAGTAGAGCCTGCCGTTGTAGAGCCAATTGTTGTGGTTCCTCCGGTAGCAGTTAATGCAAACGAGGCAGAAGACGCTGAGTTGAAGAAAGTTGGTGTGACTGTTGTTCGCGACGCAAGCGGCAAAGCCACTCGATATATCGGGGAATACCAAATTCTTGGTGAGGATGGAAAGTCGATTGGTCGTCCGACTCACTTGGAAGCCCGCACGCTCTCAGAGTATCTCTCGAAACAACGCGAGGTGCATACTCAGGCAACGCGTGCATTCCATCGCTTGAAGCAGCAGAAGCTGACTTTTAAGAACGAAAAAACAATCTTGACGCCAGAGGCGATTCAAGAAGCTGCTCGTGTGGCTCTCGAAAGTAAGGATACAAACAAAATCACCGATGTGATTCGTGGCGTTATCGAAACTGAGTATCAGAAACGCGACCGAGAACTAAAAGAAAAGCAATCGTACGAAGATGGACGCGAGATTTCAAATGAATTTATGCGTCGTCATTTGCATGATTTCAATCCATGTGAAGCCAACAAGAAAGTGATTGGTGAGTACTTCGCAGAACATAATCTCGACTTTACCCTTGACAACCTTGAGGTTTGTTTTCAAGACCTCAAAGAACAAGGAAACAAACTTGCTCCTGTGGATTCCACAGTGGCAACAAGACAAGTGACTGAGGCCGCTAATCCGGTCCCAGCCGCAACTACGGAAACGCCCGCGCCCCCGGTAATCCCGGTAGTGGAAACGACAATCGTAGTTCCAGCATCAGTAGCACCAGCCCAACCACAGGCCGTAGTCACCCCCGTGGTTGTAGCAACGGCTCCGACGCCTGCCGCGCCTAATCAGCAACCAGCGGCCCGTCGTCCGGGAGTGAATGGAGCTATCGCTCCGGGTACGTTGAGCGCACAACGTCCGGGAACGCCAGACCCAGCACTCGCAAGAAAAGAGTTCTTGCAGACTGTAAAGAAGATGAACCCGGAAGTAATGAAGAACAAGATTAAGACGGACCCTCAATTCGTCAAACAGCTTGAGTCTTACGGGATTCGTGTTCGATAACAGTCACCCCGCAATGCGGGAGCAAACGACCTGAGTGAACCACCATGAGTGGTCCAAATCCAGCAGCATCAAACGTAGCAAACGTCCTAACGGCGCAGGCAATCATTTTCGATAAGGAACTGATTCCAAACCTAAAGGGCAACACCAACGCATTTGTTGGTGCAGCAGAGCGTCGCGTTCAGGGCCTACACATGGGCGTGAACCGTACGTTCTTCCAGTACAACACGCTTTCGGGCGACGTTGTACAGAACTCTGATGGTACCGTGGGCAACCCGGAAGTCATCAGCCAGTTGTCATCGCCAGCACAAATTGGCGAGTGGAACAACTACGCCAACTTTTCATCGTTCGCTATTGCAGCAGCGATTGACGAGCTTGTCGGCAACAGCGCAGTTGAACTCGGCTACCAAGCTGGGCAGTCAATCAGCGAGTTGTACAGCGCAGTTGCAGACAGCGCCAGCGGCGTTGACTCCCAAGTCAATCAGTCGTCGTTGCTTGCATCTCCGTTCACTCTTGACCTTGGCACCATCCGTGAATTGAAGCAGCAGCTTGTTTCAAAGAACGTGTTGCCATGCAAGCGTGGCATGTTCTTGGGCGCAATGAGTCCGAACGTGTTGGGCGACATCTACAACTCAACGACTGTGAACAACAGCATCGCTGATTTGTGGAAGTACGAAAACATGGAGAAGTTTGATGCGATGGCAGGCAGCGACCAGAATAAGGTCATTGTCCTACCGGGCACCAATATCGGCTTCATGCAGACCCCGTTCGTGACCACAACCGCGAACTACCAGTCGAGCGGCAAGATTGGCTACCGTACATACGTGTTCGGTAACTATGCGATGATTGGCGTTTGGTTGCAGGTCCCGGGCGACACCGACCTCGATGATGGTGATTGGAAGACGATTGACTGCCGTGTCGTAACAGACGCGCCAGCATCATCGTTCGACCCAGTAAGCACAATTGGAGGATGGTGCAGTTATAAATTCCATCAGACAGTTACGCTTCCACCAGCAACAGGTACAAACACCCAGCGCATTCGCTACATTGATAGCGTGCCTGCAATTCAATAAACAAAATTCCCGCGACCTCATGAATCGCGGCATTACTAATCAGGGGAGTGCCAAGAACACTCCCCAGATTATCTTTCTTGGAGATTAAGATGCCTCACAATACTGCCTATTATTGGGCAAACAAAGAAAAAGAAATTGCTCGCAATGCAGAGTATCACCGCAATAATAAAGATAAAGTGAATCGCCGTGTTCGTAATCGTAGACATGGAATTACACAAAAGCAGTATGACGCGGAGATGGAAAAGCAAAATAACCGCTGTGCCATTTGTCATAAAGAGTTCGAAGGGACTCCGCACGTTGACCACAGTCACGCGTGTTGCCCGAATCTGAGGAGTTGCGATAAATGCCGCCGTGGTCTTCTTTGCGAAGACTGTAATCTCGGTCTTGGCAGATTCAAAGATTCAATAATCATCCTCAGCAACGCAATCCAATATCTCAAAGGATACCAAAAATGAGCATCATACTTCCTGGTCAAACGCAAGCACAGCAAGTACAAACTCCCGGTCAACCATTTTTGAAGGGCAAGGACGTTGACCCAATTAGAGAGCGCCATGATGTTGACGCTACTCACGAAGCCGTACAGCGTATGCTGGCGGGTGGCACGCCCAACTGGGTGAAGTGGCCACAAGATTATCGTTCGTTTGTAAGAGAATCGTTTGCTGCTGAGAAAGAAATCTCAGACAAGATGGCAGCAGGTTACAAATGGGACGACCAAGAAATTCTGACCAATCGTCAAACACGCATGGTCAACGCGATGTCAACACGAGACTTCGTGGTCAAGCTAAACAACAACGGTATCACGACGGCGCTCACTGACAGTGGTATGAAGGGCACCGTAGGTATGTGGTGCATCGTTCCCCATACCAACAGATTACGTTACGTTTGCTATTTACAAGTTCCGGCGATGTATGAATGGAGTGTCCTACGTTTGGATTCTCACGGCATCCCAAGTGGTGAAGAGTATCGCGGCTGGCGTACCGTTGCAATCCAGCTTGTTGAGAAGGAAATCATCACAGAGCAACAGTGCCATCAGATTTTTGGTGTGCCCGGTGCTAATAAGCTATCCGCCAGATACTATCGAAGTCTCTGGGAGAAGCGCCACGGACGAAAGTTTGTGGACTCTCTTGAAGACCAGAAGAGTCTCGGACAATAGGCGTGACTCCCCGCCAACGCGGAGTGGTTGAAGAAGTTTTGCCAACCTCAAAGGTGTAAAATGGTAGACCCAAACAAGAAGGTACCAGCCACGGAAGTTGATGTGAATTCGGTACTTGCAGAAGCCCAGAAGACCGGAAATCTTTCCGAGTCGAAGTTTATGGCGCTTTTAAGCATCATGATGGCGAAGGAAGCCCGCATCGCGGAGAAGGAAGCCGCGTTGGAAGTGGCTTTGAAGGCTCGTGATGACCAGCGCAAGTTGGAATCTGAGAATTACACAATCTCTAAGATTGAGACTCAGAAAAACTGCAAGCACTTGAAAGGCGGTAAGAGTCGTACACGCGGCCAGCAACGTGACCCAGCGGTTTACGCCCACACATTCACTGATGGAAAAATTGTCATCAAGTGTCAATTGTGCGGCGCTCGTTGGCTCCCGGGCGATACGGATGAGTACTTGACTCGTAACGGAAGTAAGATTCCAAATTGGACTGGCATCGGCTGGCGCAGAGCGCAAGAGATGTGCGAAGATTCGAGTAATAAGGCATCTTCATCTGAACGCTTCGGCGGTCAGGGAGTTTCTGTGGCAAGCACAGAAGCAGGAAAGAAGGTGTCCGCAACTCCGAACTTACAGATTTAAGTTCTCCACGACCTGATATAAGGTCCCGAGGGGGCGGCGGCTTCCGCCCTCCTTTTTTACAGGGAAAAATGACTACAGTAGCCACGACACAAACCTCTCAAACCACCACCTTCGGCTGCATCCAAACTCATTTTAACGCGCTCGCCTATCTGCGCGAGGAATTTTAATGGCATACGCATTTTTCTCCGGTCTTTCAACAGAGACCATTCAAAAACAGGTTGATATCGCTCAAACGTATGGCGACCTTGAGCCAGTAATAAATGCTGCGGGTTTCACTCAGATTGTTGCTCTTTCAGTCGCTAACGATGTGATGAATGCAATTTGCGCAGTCGCTTTTCCTCATAAGTGGAACGAGTTCATCATTCCACCAATTTACACCAACAGTTTTCAGCAGGATTATGCAGTTGTTATTCCGGCAGGAGCCTCGGGTACTTTGACACTGACTGGCGTAACTCAAGTCTCGACCTCGGCTGGTACTACGACTTACGCGGGCATAGTTACAGGCGGTGAGTTCGGTGGTTGGGTGGGCGTGCCGTTCGTAATCGCGGGATTCGTTAATGGCGCAAATAATGGAACTTTTATGTGTGTCGCATCTTCCGCTAGCGCTCTCGTATTGAAGAATACAGGCGTTGTGGAAACGCGCGCGGCTACCGCAGTCTCTGCGGCTGGTCCGTTACTGAATATGTCATGGTTGGAACGAGGCGTAGCGTTTGATATCAATAACAGCGCAAATCCGAAGCCATTTGTACGTATCGAGTGCGGGCGTCAGTTGCCACAAATTAGTGCAAGTTACACTGGCGCAGCGGGGTTAGGAGACCCAGGCTTCCGTGTCAATTGGTTCCCTAATCGTACACTGTATTACGGAGTATGGGGTAGTGCGAATGTTGGAGGAGGAACCCTCGGCAACAATCCAGTTGCAGGCAGCGTGTATACAGCGCCAACAGGTAGTCATTCTCAGCCGTTCAATCCCATTACGCAGATTCAAGACGCCAACGGTAACTTCCTGTTGTTGACTACGTATGGCACAGAAGGTAGCGCAGCGCCGCTAGCGGCACGTAATGCGGTTCCGGGCACCACGGCATCAGGAACAGGCGCAACGACTGTCTGGACCGTCCTAGACCCGAATGGTTGGGGCTTTCGCTTTACGCCGGTGCCATCACAGACGGGAACAGAGTGGCAAATGAATTTGATTGCGCAGATGAAGCCTGTGCGCTTCGTAAGTTTGAGTCAGACACTTGCACCGCTACCAGATGAGTTGGAACCTCACTTCCGTGAAGGATTCATTGCGCAGCTTTACCGTCGTTCACCAGAGAAAGCTGTTTATGCAAAGTTCAAAGATGCATGGGAAGTTTGGTTGAAGAGTTTGCAAGAGTTGCGTGTGAAAGAAGACCGCGAATTGGAAGAGAACAAGTTCATCCCATCGCGCACAGTCTTCGGCGCAGCACGTAGCCGTAATAATTTCCAAGGCGCAGCTTGGCCATACAACTATCCGAGACCATAATTTATGAAACACTCAACCTACAAAATTCAATTAACCTTGCTCAAACGTTTGTTGAGTATGTGCCGCTAACAGCGGGACTGGGTCAAGAACCTGCGGCTTCTGTGGCTTCTATGATTCGTAACTCGATGTTGAATCCACCGATGACGTGGTTCTACAATCGAAACGAAGTAACGTTCTCAACCATCGTTGGACAGCAGGATTATGTTCTAGCAACGATGTCTGACCTTGCGTTCGTTGAAAAAGTTTCATTGACCAATGACGCAGGAGAAATTTTTGAAATCAAGGATGTTTACAACAACTCTGCTTTAGCTGTTTCGTCGTTTCAACAGCGTCCGAGCGCTATGTCCGTTGAATCATCTTCCGTCATCGCAAATGTGCTGAATTACAAGTTGCGCTTTCTCGGCGTACCGGAAGCAATTTACACGGTGACCGTTACGTATCAGAAGCTGTCTCCTCAATTTGGGCCATTCTTCATTACCTCGGCAGGAACCGCAGGCGGCGGTAACACGACGTACACAGGTTCTTTTGACCCATATTCGTTCCCAGTGGGTGCAACAGCAGTCATCACCGGATTCAAAACTAATCTAGTTAACAACGGCTCATTCGTGGTGGTGAGTTGTACGACTACGTCACTTGTCGTGGCTAACACGGCAGGTGTGGCGGAAACAATTTCAGCATTCGTAAATAACTTTAGTTGGGCACCAATTCCAGACCAGTATTCAGATGTGTACAATAATCTATTCATCGCAGAAATGATGGCGATGGTTGATGATAATCGTGCGCAACTTTATCGTCAACGAGGTGTAGCGGCATTGATGGCAAAGGCATCTGGTTTAACCGAGATGCAGAAGAACGTATTTGCTCAACAGTGGCTAGCTCGCGGCGTAGAACGTCAAGCATTACTTGGCAAAACGCAACTAGCAAATACCGCTAAGGGTATTTAAGGAAACATGACGACTCTTCTCGAATCAAGCGGCGGGGGACCACAAAAACAACCTAAGTACGTTCCGATTTTCATGGACCGTGCCTTCACTGGGTTGTATACACAGCGTGCAATTCTGCATGACCCCTCCGACGTTTACACGGCGCGTTTTTATGGTGGTCGCCCAGATGCGCTCCTAACAGGTCGTAATATTGAATTGACGAATCGCTTGACATTGCAGCGTCGTCCCGGCATGGTTCCTTTTGCTAATTCGGGCGGCGGGGCAGTTTATCCAACCCCACCAGACCGCGCGTTTTCATTTCAAGTAGCTGATGGCACAATTCAAGTAATCATCGATACAGGTACGAGCGGTTCCCTTGCAATCACAAGCTGCGCTAATGCTTCGGCTGGTAGCACTGTCTACACCGGAACCTTTCCGGGTGGAAATGCGAACGGTTATGTAGGATTGAGTTTTCTTGTTGCTGGTTTTGTGACGAATCCTCAAAACAACGGAATTTTCACTTGCACAGCATCGACTCTCACGACATTGACTTTATCGAATGCGGCGGGCGTTGCTGAAACAATTGCTGCAACTGCAATCACTTCGGGTGGTGTGTACAAAGATAATCAGGACAGTACAAAACTTCTACTTTTCGCAAAGAGTCCGGGCGCTGGTCAGATGTTTTTCATCTCTGTTGCTGGCGTGCTTTATATGGGC